ATTTATCTATTCAGACGAACTAGCATCGGATGGTGCACGCGAAGAAAAGGCGCGGAGGAAGTTCCTCCTTAACCTTCAACGTGGGCACTGTTTCAATGAGTTCCTTCGAGACTCTAGTGGGGGCTTCCACGATACAATTATCGCGGCGGCTTCCACCAAGATCACCGAAGTGCTTGGGGAGTTCGACCTCGAAGAGGTCTTTTCCCACGCTGTACATGGTCCAAACGCTACCCGCGGTGTGAAGTTCCAGGACGCCTATTTAGACGTCAAGGTGCTCGCGTTCGATGGTACGTCTGGTGCACAGAATATCTTCTTTGGAGAGTATCTCCCGTGGTTAGATTATCATGGGTTCGAGCTCTGGTGCGACAAAATCGCATTCAATCCCGAGGAGCCAACTGCGGCACCAGGAAATAAAATGTCCTTTGTCCCTAAGAACTGGAAGATCTACCGTACGATGTCAGCTGAGCCAACTATTAATATGTTGTTTCAGCTAGGTGCGGGCCATGTCATTGCAAAGCGCCTGAAAAGGTACGCCAACATTGACCTAGCTACGCAGCCTAGTGTTCATCGAGCACTGACACGCATTGCTTCGCGGTGTCCGGAAACGGATATTGCGACAGTTGATTGGTCAGAGGCTTCAGACCGTTTGTGGGTTGCACTTGTGCAACGTTTACTCGCGGGCTGTCCCCAGTGGCTACAGCTGATCCTCGCATTGCGAAGCCCTCGTACTGAGGTTACCCTCCCGGACGGAGGGATGGAGATGCTTGACCTTCCCATGGTTTCTACCATGGGGAATGGTTATACGTTTCCTCTCCAAACTCTTATCTTCTGGTCTATCTGCAGCTCGATTTGTGACTGGTATGCCTTAACACACGAGTGTGTCGAGGAGTTCATGCCCGTCTCTATATTCGGGGACGATTGTATCGTTCCCGGGTGTATTGTCCCTCTACTTCATGAATTTGCCGACCTCGTCGGCTGGTGCATGAATGAGGACAAATCATTTAGCTGCGGACCCTTCCGGGAGAGTTGTGGTATGCATGCATACTACGGCGCCGATGTTAGTCCGTTTAAAATACAGCGGCCTGACAACCTCACCTCCAATACATTGAAGGCTTGGTTATACGTGGTTTACAACAAGATCGTTGAGATGCCTGTCCTTATGGGATGGCACCCGCGCCTTGATGAGTGGCTCGTCCAGTGGCACCAGAGATGGGGCCTTGGGAAAGTACTCCTTGTACCACCCCGCTACCCAGAAGGCAGCGGCGTACGTATACCAAACCCTCAAGACACACGCTTTGGTGATGCAGCAATGCATCCCAAGTACTCAGAAAAGCTGAGGCACCA